CTGACGCAGTTCCTCCTGGTACTTTTCGATCTGCGTGTTCATCCATTCGATCTTATCGGTTTTAATCAGCCGGGTGCCGTCCTCGTATTTGACAGTGAACCCTTGCCACATCGCACGCGCCGCACGCATGATCGCATAGACGGCTTTGACCTCCGGGATTTTCTTGTTGAGAATCTCACGGCCACCGCTGACCGACTTGAGATCAGAATCAAAAAACTCGGCCATCTTAGCTCGCTGACCGTCCGTAAACTTTTTGCGACTCGAAAAACTCGTAATTTCCAACCGACACCCTGACATTTGATCCGCTAACTGCTGCCCCAAAAAATTCATCGCTCTAGCCTCCGTAGAAAAAAACAACACTGACAATTCTATAACGCCACCGACCGCAGGATTGAAACCTATTCTAGTTCTCGTCCGGTAGATTCTTTGCGTCGCTTATAAGGCCCAGGAACGCTTGCAGATAGGAATCGACCCTCAGCACCCTGCCGCAGCCTTGCGATCGCCTCTGGTGCTTGCTTGGCCACAGGAACGATGTAAGAAGCTGCCTGCTCGAGACTGATTGAAAGCGAATCAGCGATCTCGCAGCATGACTCGATCTCCGCGCCGGTCCACTCGCAGTCCAAAAGTTTAGCGATGGCGTCTTGATCGGTGATCTGGTACTTCTTCGCGTAGAGACACCAAATCCTGAGACGTTCATCGCGATCAGGCAGATCAAAAAACCATGTGCCGAGTTTGAATCGTCTCTTCAATTCCGGTGGCAATTCAGTGAGGCTGTTGCAGGTCGCGATCCAAAGCGTTTCGCCACCGCTGATCGCGTCGATCACCTTGAGTGCCTCGCGGATTTGTGCCTCGCTCTGACCGACCAAAGAACCCTTGGTGCCACCCAAGTCCAACTGGATGGTTGGAATGCCACCCTCGGATCCCGCAGCCTTTGCGACCGCAGATTTCGCAGCCCCTGGGGGACCGACCAGGATGGTACCGGTGGCTCGGCGATCTTGCATCCACGAAAGCAATTGACCAAGCTGGTCCTGAGAAACCCCGCTGGTGTCGGATCCAGCAGCACCGAGACATTTCTCGATCTCGTCAACGAATACGATCGCTTTTGGTTTCGCCTTCCCGCTTAGGACCGCACGCATGAAAGTCTTGTAGGAATCGCATCCACCGATCTGATCGAAACCACCCTTTTGAGTGACCACTCGCAACCCTGGTGTTTGATCGATCTTTCGACGCTTCGACTCCCACAACTCATCGACTTCCAAGCCGGTGGTTTTGTCCATTGCCAGACTCGCCAGATTTTCGGCACAGAACGCCGTGACTCCAATCGCCGCATTCGCACCGCTGTCGATCGTCGACGCGTCTGCCTTAGCTTTTCCCCACTCGCAAACCGAGGAAATGATTCCTCGTAGCTGTTCGGTGGTCGGAAGCGGATCGTCGAATTGGACGACGTCGTGAATCAGTTCTGGTGGCAACGTTGCCAAGCCGAGTAGAACCAAAGTTTTCTTCGATGCCTTGAAATCATCTCGCAGATTCCAGACAGCCTGGATAGCCCGAGGGTCATCCAAGAACAAATGAGCATTGCATACGATAACCACCTGCCTTCTGGCAAGCTCGCCTAGATCACTCAGGAAATTGACCAGCGATCCTGAGTAGTCCTGCTGCGGCAACGCAGCCAACGCCTCGACTGCTCGTTGGTCTGCTTTGTTGCAACGAGCCCCACGAACCACATCCCATACGATCACACCAACCGGATCCTCGAAACTGGCGAACTGCTCGCTGATCGTTTTGATCGTTGCAGCAGGGTCACCGGTAGTTACAGCCACCAACGGAACGCCTGCTCGAAATGCCTTGGAAACCTTCATAGTTTCATCTCCTGAAGAAAACCTAAATCGTACCCGCTATTTAAACGCCACCGATTCAAAAATTGCAACGTTGTTTTTTTAATCTCTTAAAGTTGGATCGTCCGGATGATCGCGAACCAACAACTCATGCCTGATGATTTCAATGTCGTCGGGTGCTTGGATTGACAGGACCACTCGCCTGTCACCGATTCGTTCGACGGTGATCTTTGCGTCACCGACCCATACCGACTCACCCTCTAGCCGCTTGATTACCAGCGCCATGCTTGGCCTCCTTCTTTGGTACCACCGAAACAATCCGTTCAGCAGTCAACAATCGACTGCCGCAAACCGTACACTTCCGCATTCGAACCACGCGTCCGAATTTGTTTCTCGTGTAGAACACAGGCAGGTCTTGCGACCCGCACTCTGGACATTTCAATCCGTCTCGCATTAGAGCAACTCCGAATTCTTAGCAGCAATCGCACGTAACTCTTCGGTGAGCACCTCGCCACCGATGGTACCGAAACATCGATCGTCTGCCTCTGGATGCCGAGCCAACTCGACCGAGTCAAACATCGAGTAGAGCCTCTCACCATTGTCCATCACCATGCCCTCGAGCAATAGAACCTCTTTCTCTACACCTCGAGGTGTTTGCAGGTCGACGTACTGAAAACCTTCTGCGTCCGTTTTCGTTACATTGGTCATTTTTTATTCCCTAGATTTTTGAGTAAGAATCAGCGAAATCCATCGATTCGGCCAACCGCAGCCGGATCTCAGCCACACAACTTATGTGCTCATAGTGCAACGTCGGAAGGGTGTCATCGTCGTCTGGTGCCGGGAGAGACTCGGCGAACTCCTTCAGGTTTTCGATCATGCTCATGATCGCAGCAACGTCGCTGACATATCTCTCAACCGCTTTGACATTTTTGATCGCCATTGTTTTCTCCTTGTTCTTCAAGGCCCAGACGCCGTCGGAACTGGGCGCACTTTTACAAAATTCTTTTTTGAGGCTTTCGCCCGATGGTAGAACGCCAGCGAACTGAGAATTCGCAAGCAAAATGCAATGTTTTCAGAATTTTTACAGCCGGCGCACGTCGCTGCTCTATGCCAGGACACCAGCCCTGGACCGGATTACAGCCAGAATTGAAGCAGCATCAGCGCCATGTTGAGCACTGAGGACTCGGGATGCCTGCGTCTTTCGGTGTCCTGGACCGGGTCGTGAGCCTGCACGTTGCCCGGATTTAGCTACCACGCAGCCAACCCGATGAGGGATTGCGAATCCCTGCCAGTCGCCGGTTATCCGGCTTGCCTCGGCTTGCGACCGAAACTATCCACCTGCGGTATGGACCGCAGTCGCTCGCTTTCCATCGAACCATTCGACGCGCACACGCTGACAGCACTGCCTAGAATTTTCATCCGAGTTTTGTCCCGATCTAGCTTGTCTCTTGTTTCGAACAGATCGCTTTGCTACAATTCTCGGCGTTGACAGTTCCGCGAAGAACCACGAAGCAGCCAGGGGAAACCTTGGCTGTTTTCGTTTCAACACCACGCTGCCGAGGAATGCCAATCCTCGACGTAGTCACTATAACGCCATGGAAGGTCGATCTTCAACCCACCATGCGAGCAAATTAGGCCATTAGACGCGAGTAATCTTGATCAAGCGGCTCCAAGCCCTGCACTCCGACCATCGCGTAGGAATCGCGTTCAGCGAGCCACAATGCCAACTGCTTCTCGGAGATTCTGCACACCGATCCTTTGAACGCTAGATCCAGCTTGTTGCCTGACCGACAGAACCCACCCTTGTAGTAGTACCACCACGAATTCACGTGGTCGAACCACCAACGTGAGCCATCGAAGTATTGGCCGATGATCGCAGTCGAATGCCCTCCACCTCGCGTGACCTGCTTGGTTACACCCTTGTCGTCGCACTCTTGCGACGGATGAACCTGCCCACAAATGTTGATGGGAGTCAAATTGGAAAGTGCAGCCTTGACCTCATCGATTGTTTGCACCAACGGTGCGTGCATGACCGGTCGCAACTTTGCCACCGATTCAGTGTTTTTCGGAACACCCTCGCGGGAATTAGTCCACGCCATAGCCTGCTGCTCGTCGGTTCTCATGGTCGCCAGCCAAGCCTTGTCATCGCCAGGATTGTCGTCGTGACCAAGCTCACGGTACGTCACACAACCGAACTGCGTCGCCCATTGTGCAGCCCACGAACCCGTCGATCCTGCCCAGCGCCCCGGGTTCTTTCCAATGTCCACCCGGGAACCGGCATAGATCGGTGCAACCGCGACTCGTCCTGGAAATCGTAATCCAGACAAAAGCGAACTAATACCGAGCACCATCGTCAGGATCGTCGCGTGACTTTGCCCGACACAAGTGCCTTCCTCTTGGTACTGAGGAAACCACTTGAACTTTTTACCGTACAGACTTTGCATACCGAGCAGAGCATACCGACCGAGGAACACATCCTTTGCCGGCTCTTTATCCATGACCCTCGGCGCCGCAGCAGCATAGACCGGTGCTGCAGATTGTGCAGCGAATAGTTTCTGATGCGCTCGATCGTGCTTTGCAGCGTCCAGAGAACCATCCAGATACTCATCCCAAATAGGCATCATTCACCAACCTTCTCAAGTGCATCGGCAACAGCAGACAGGAATGCTTGATGAGCTTTAACGGTCGGCTCGAGCTTTTTCTCGTCCCGCAACCTTCGGATCTCTTTCAAAAGCTCGATATTGAACAACCCCCAATTCAACCATCCGACGCGACCAAGCCGAACCTCAACCTCGTCTTTCAGAACCTCGTCGATTTTTGCAACATCGCTAATTTCAGCAGATGCCACAGAACGCAGTGATTCAACATACTTCGGTAGATCAGCCTTTGGGTCGTCGGACGCGACGTTCGAAAACCAGTTGGCAACGTTGCCAGCCGACTCGTCGAATGAAACTGCTGGCGTAGGCTTAACATCCCGCAGCAATGGAAGCACGTATGGTGCGATCGTAATTAACGCCAGGACTGCTAGCCCAATCGCGTACCAATCGACACCACTGGTTTTTAGCTGCCTTGGCTTACGCTTCCTCGGTCTTTTTGGTTTCGCAGGTGGTTCAACAGGTGGAATCACTGGTGGAGTGACTGGATCCAGTTCTTTTCTTGATGGACTACGCTTCGGCATCTTCGTCCCCGTATTCCTTGTCCTGGAGTTTTCCTTGGATCCATGCGATCAGTTGTTTGATCGCCCATGAGACAAGAATCGACAGCAGAATGCTTGCAGGATCGAACCTAGAAATCAGACGCTTCTCAAGCTCGGCTTTCGCCTCTGCTTCCGGTAAACCAAGCTCAGCTACCGCTGCGACTTCCCGCATCGCTGATCGACGATCTGCTCGCCTGAAACCTAATCGCTTTCGCTTTCTCAAAGCCATAATCAAACTCCGATGCCCAAAGTGCTGCAACAAGTATCAAAGCAGCCACCCCACAAATCACCGGGTAGAATAACCCGATGCAGGCAACTGCACCGGACAACCATCCTAGCACACTGCGCAGTTGTTGTCTCCACCGAGAACAATTCTTTCGGCAACCGCAGATTTTCGTCGTTGCGTAGTAGCACAAGACGACAACAGATAGCCGTCCGACAATTTGAAGAACTGCTAGGGTTGTTTCATTCATTTTCTTCTGCAAACCTTGCCGCGCGCTTGTTGATGAACTTGATACCACGCCAGCCGACCAAACCGACTAGAAACGCTGAAACCATCTCCGCATCGGCGCGATTGATACGTTCAATGATTTTATCTGAAAGTAGGAATGCCTCAGCAAGTGAAATCGCCATCGGTGCACAAAACACCGCAACAACCCAACCGCAGAACAGACGCTTGGAAATACTTACCCCCGGTTCACGCTCGGACGTGAGCACAGATACAAGCGATCCAGCAGCACCTGCCTGCAGTCTCGTAGCGATTTCCGAACTAAGAAATAGTAGATCCATCCCGACGATTCCTCTCTCGCGGAAATGTTATCTCAGTTTTGCTCACCCCAAATCTCTAGCATCCGCTTAGCGTTCTGAATTTTCTGATTCGAAGTCGCAAAGTGTACGATCCAAGCCTCTGGTGCTTTTTCCCAAAAATCCTTGAAGTAGAACTGCCAATTCCACTCCGACCGAAGCAGCGAATAGCCAAGTCGAAACGCTGACTGCTCGACAAACAACTGCTCTGCGGTGTGGCTCGTCACGATCGATTCACTAGGAGGACTCCACAAATCCTCAGCATCCTTCCGACAATAGACGACACCGGAATTCAAACAGGTCGGTCTGCGTTCGCAGGCTACGCCTGATGTTCGTTCTATCTCCGATCGTTCAGAATCGATCCAATCGGTGCGATTCAAGAACTGATAGTCGTCGTGCATAGCGATCAATTCATCGCGACCAAAGATTGACGGAGCAGAAGGATTGATAACGCAGTCTGCATCAATGAAAACGGTCTCGTCGTACTGCCGAACAAAGTGCTGCGTTCGAAACTTTTCGAATCCCCACCAAGTCGCTGTTTCGTTTGTCAACTCGATAAAGTCAGCGTTACATTTTTCTGCATACGCTCTGATGCTTGGCCGTGTGACATCGAGTATCGCTCGGAACTCTTTACCCGTTGCAACTGTGACAACACAGCGAGTGCGATCGGTTTTCGGCCTGCGATGCCGCCAAAGCAGGTAGGCTGTTTCTAGGCTGATTTGATCGTACTCTAGCTTAGCGTTGACTGCGTTATGCCAATCGATGCTACGTTCAAAAAACGCTTTCGGTGAACTGAACTCCGGTGGCAACCTTTGCAGGATTTCATCAAATCCCTTAGCGCATCCGCAGCCCGTAGATGGTATGCGTTTTATCCATTGCTCGAACCACTCTGGATCGTTTCCGTCATAAAGATGGATTTTCGACCACAAAGGAATCTCTCGTGCTGAACGAAAGTTTTTTGTTCCGTTTATCGTTAGCTTGACGATGTTAAAATCCACTTAAATCCTGCTGCGTAGGGAACGACCAACGTATCTATCTCGCAGATATACGATGCAGGATCGCAGGGTAATCCTGTATCGGGAGGACATTGACCGGCCACTTCAAACGACACTTGTCCTTCGCAATCACATCGAAAAAGATTAGACCGAGCCTCTGCTGATTGCCCTTTTGGGATTACCCAGTCCGTACAGCAATCGGGAACATTAAATGGTTCTAGAGAAATCAAAATTTCATCGGGATTCAATTCATCTCCCTTGAGAGTTTTCACTACTCTCGATCTAGATACACAAATTGTTCCTTGATCCAAAGTAGTAATGTTTCCGGTTGGCGTATCGGAAAAGTCCTCTAGCGCATCGCAACTATAGTCAGGAAATCCAGCTATTTGTAGACTAGTTCTAGTTTCAACTTTGTAACACAAATTAAAGGTTACAACAACGAGATAGGCACAGTCACCGACATTCAAATCATTTATCTCGACAGCATCAATGTCATCCATGCACGCTTCGGTCGGAATTTTGCATCTAGCTATAAACGCTGTAGGAAACGCAATATCCCAGGATATCTTTGCCCATGTTTGCTTGCGCGAACAAGTTAATGGTGTACCGCATTTTGTTTGTATACGTTCGATCTCTTTCCAATCGGTCTGCTCAAAATATTCTGATCCATTTTGAAAGCATGAGTAGCCGTATGAGTAGGGAGAAAACAGCGTACCATAGCTCATATAGCAACTTGTGTTTTCCTGCTGCCTAAAATCATCGGCTGGGTTCAAAGCGAACTTGTTATCAGCATTCAACGCTATAATCGCATCAGAACCATCGGCACGTTGCTGCGTTAGCCTTAGCAAAAGATACTTTCTATCCGAATCACTGCATCCGTAATTAGGACCAGCAGTTACAGGTAACGTTTCATAAAATCTACAATAGTAGTCGGGAAGCTCGACCATTTGCCCAGGACCACAGCAACAGCATAAGGCACATCCACCATTGCAAGCCATTAGCAGATCCCCTGACAATAGTGCTTGTTTTTATATCTCCAAACCTTCACCCATCCGTTTGCTAGAACCGCCTCGGATGCAACGTTGTACGCTTGAATGCTTTGGCTACTTGCTACTACAGTCAAAACGCCCGATCCGTTCGCCTCGTATACCGTAACATCTCCTTGGGACATTTGTGTACCAACTCTACCGAGAATTCCTGTAACACATTTACCTATGTAGAAATCTGTCTTTCCATGGTACGACTCAATGAAGTAAACACCATGACCTGAAAGCACATGGGGGTCGGTACCATCTTCGGCCATTATCCTTAAACATGATCCATCGGTGCTTAAAGCCCACGATCCAGCTTTCGGACCTACAACAGTTCCACTCGCATGATCACTTGATGGTTGAGCAATCAATGCCTGTAATGGAAAGTCTCGCGTTCCTACGCCATAGGTGTCGTTCGGTACTGGCTGGATGCCATTGAAGATAAGCGACGCTGGCTCTTGCAGATCTTCCTCGGTGGCGGTGCATTTCTTGATCGAGAAAACGATTTCGTTTTCTTCAATGGTCGCACCGGTGATGATCGCCACACCGAACGGAGGAATCTCTTCTCCGGATGTGTTCTTAAATGAAAAAATGTTCTGGTCATCAATTCGCATTATGGAAACCCGAGCCTCTTGAGATATGGTTGTAGTTTCCGAGATTGATTGGCAATGTTTCTCCTGTACGCTGCAGCCATCTCGCGATCCCGCTGAGCCTTAGTAAGCTCATCATACATCGGAAAGATCACAGGGTTTTCTTTTTGCCATTGCAAACTTGTCGTGCATTGACCCGATGAATTGCGACTGAAGGAAACCGTTGGAATGTTTCCATCAGGAGAAATGTCGAAAGCGAATCCTTTCATTGGTACGGTAGCAGATTCCGACGCGAACTTTGAAGCAACATAGTTAGCAAAAAACGGACTCGCAGTGCGTTCGATATCTTGCAGATTCAAAGAACCCCATGGGCTAAACAACAATGGATAATCAACTCTGATTTTCTCGACAAGTCCTGGTGATGAAACAGGACTGTTCAAGCGATATGGTACGACCAAACGGAAAATTTCCATATCGGCACGCCTGCGTAGCTTGTGCTCTGCGCGGAGCAGCAATTTAGCAGGCAAATATGTTGTCGATTGAACTGCGCCGGCGTTGTTGCGATTGATGAACACTAAAGCATCAGACAACTTAACTGTTCGTTCCTCAGCATCGAATTCAAACGAACCATTGTAAATGCTGTTTGGAAATGCTATTCGCAAATTAGTTTCATCAAAATTTCTAAACTCAGAACCTGTCATCTGATAGTTCGAAGGAATGTTTGGCGCATTATTGTTGATCTGATGCAATGTACGATCTGCAAAGTAACCCATGACCGTAAAAAAATTGCAGTCGTCATCGAACAACAGACGCTGATAATCCTGATCTACGCCAGCCTGCTGCCATTTGACAGGTGCTGGCTGACTGATTTGACCACTTAGAGGATTTACAATCCAGAGAGCATTGTCCAGGATAAAATCATCCGGATTAAAATCTAAACCTAAACCAGAAATATTTGAATTGAGAAAAGGGTTCAGCAACGATACCCTGATGCTGGAATTGATTCGATACAACTTGAAAATGGTGCGACGGCACAATTCTCGTATTCGCTTGTCTGTGATGCGAAAAAAGTTCGGAACGTCAGCGTATGACCAATCGACTTTATTCGTTTGTGGGTTGATTGGACCATAGTTCAATTGATCGATCGGAACCAAACGATTTGTCGGGTTTTCCGCTGCAGCATCCCAGGTGTAACCCACAGCCTCTAGAACGAAGTCGTTTCTAAACGTGACCCTTGGAAATTCAAAAACAACAGTCTCTGGAACTACAGGTGGCGTCGCAGAAACTGTGTAATCCATTACACGCTGATCATCCGGGATCGATCTTCCATAACCAGGGACATAGATGCGAACGCGATTATCCCACCCGATGAACAAACGCAAATTGTAAAAACTGAGGATTTCTTCCAAGCATTCCGCGACAGTACGACCATCAAAATGCTGCGCCTCATAAAAAGCAGTCCACTTTGCGTGCTCGTCAACGTTTCCGAATCGATCTGGCCTGATGCTCACTAAAGCGTTCGGAGGAATGATGGCAGGATTTGCATCACCGACAATGGCCAAAAGATTGTTGATGACATCAACCGCAGATAGTTGATTCGCGAAGAAAAAATCCAGACTGACATTCACATTCCCAAATGCATAAGCATACTGCCAACGCCAACGACGATCTTCGAATTGCACCTCTCTGTAGCGTCCATTCGCTCCACCCTGGATTTCAGTACGAACAACGCGACAATCCGGAAGCGTTATGTATTGCTGTCCGTATGCGATTTGAATATTACCGTATTGAGGGATTACCGCGTTCAAAGGGAATTGCGCAGTTATGGTATCCGGCTTGGTCGAGCCAGTTCTAGACACCTGGAATTCACCCTCGGCGAACACACCAGCAAATCGAAATGTTCCTTGCGGTGCATTAGCCATTGATCGTGATCCCGACTCCTAGATCTAAAGTCACATCCTCTAGCCTGCAAGCCTGCAAAACAATTCCGGTGGTAAAGGTCACATTGTCTAATGGATCATGCAAAGAACCAGTAGCGTATAGATCACATGCAGCTACCGTTTTGTTAGTTCCAACGCGACCGAAATCAATCGTTCCAGATTGCTCTACGTGCAATTTAGTTGTGATCCCACCAGAAGTGTCCCAATTAATCCGAGCCTGACTCGACGTCTTCACCGTCGCTACAGTCGATGCCTTCGCAACAGTGATTTGAGCCTGCTCTCTGGCAATCAGAGTAGTAGCAGAACCCTCTAGCAAAAGCGATCCACCATAGACCTCGATCGTTGTGCAGGTGATTGATGAGTCAACGCTTACCGTTGGCGCGATCGCAGCAGAGTCTCGCTGAATTACATCGAGAACAGAAACCGTTCCTGTCGTTGAGGAATTGATTATTACACCACCGGCATAGACCCTCACTGTCGATCCGCTGCCAGGATTACGCAATTCGAATGGAAATGCAGCACCAAAATTAGATCCAGCACCAGAAACCGTGTAAGTCACATTAGAGCCTTGCAAATCGAGCCTAATGCGTCCAGAAAACGCACCAACCCCGTAGCCTAGATCTACCGTGATCGCCGATCCTGTGCCAAGCGTGAGCCTCGTGGTTCGATATTCCGGATAGCCAGACGGATTCGTATCCGGGAGTCCAACTGTTCCAGTGAAGCTGGATTCAATTTTCAAACTGGCATAGTTATTTGTGTCTGTCAATCCATACAGAATCGAAACCGACGAATCACGAACGACAATGTCATCTGCTGCCGATGGAAGTGAACCACCAAGCCAATTATCAGCGATGTCCCAAAAATTAGGACCACTGGCTGCAGTAGGCTGCGTTACAGTCGCAGTGCCAGTAGTTGCAGACGCAGTGACAGTACATGGGACGCCTGCATTGATCGCAGTAAGCTGCAGCCCTGACAACGTTGGATCTTCTCGCCTTGCAGCGACCAACTCTCGATGTTCCGGTTCAGCCGAACTGTTCCAAGCATTGACCAAAGCATCGATCAAATCACCGAGAGACGTCGACGCAGCAACTACGCTCACAGTCTTACCGTTGATGGTGACCGAATAGATGTTCGTTGAAACTATCGAGGAAAAAACAACCTTTGTAATTTGTGCAACAGATGCAGCACGCCCGACCCAATACTTTGTCGCCATAATTACCCTCGATTGTTCCTATGCGGGTTTCCATATAACTTCACTGGCCATTCGTAACTATACTCCCATGTTATCGGGAAACCAGTATCAACAGTACCCTTGTTGATTGCTCCACGCTTGACAGTCCTTGGAGCAGACAGCAATGCAAATGGCCAGATTGGTGGTGGTATTTGAGGATAGGTCAATAGCCCTGTTGCAGAGCCACTCTGAGTATACTTATAGCTTTTCTGACGGAAACCTACCTGTCGCTCTGCAAGATTGACTGCTCCACCCACATAGACGTAAGTCGTCCCACCTGGATCTTCTGAAACTTCCTCATTGAACTCTAGCAAATCAGTCCCACTAGCACCGACCCATTGAACAGCCTCAAGCGAAACGCGGTAGGCTAATCCAGTTGCATAGACCTCAGCTTCGGAAGTAGGAAATGTGTAGTCCACAAGATATGGACCCTGAAGCAATTGTGATGGATCGAGCACATAAGGAGTGCTGCTGCGATCGTCAGCAAGCAAAGCGCATCGAGGATTTATCGATTTGAACGCGGTTTCTAGTGTACGAATTTCATTCGATGTGATCGATTGCGTTGCAACCGGATAGTTGACAACCCTGCCGGTGATCTCCCATCGAATCCGCATGGCCTCAACGCGTCGCGTCAAATCATAAATTGGCGTGTAAGACGGGACGACAACAGCCTCGTTATTGGGTCTCGTTATTGCTCCAATTTGCAGAATCATTAGATCCTCGTCAATCGATTTCTGATGTTGTCCTCTAAGTCTTTGATTTTAGCACTGGACAAACCAATTTGCTCAGCCATTGATTTTAGAATGATCCCATACTGAGCATCAATTTGCTTGTTGATTTCTTTTGCCACGGACTCAGCATCGACTTCGAGTTTTGCCACAACTTGAGCCTGCGCCTTGACCTTGACCTCAATCTGAGCACGCTCTGCTTCGAGAGCCTTGATTCGTTTGACATCCTCTGCTTGGAACTCACCGAAACCAGCAGCAGCAGCACGCCTGCGAGCCTCTGCCGCGATCTGTTCATCCATTGCCCCCGAGAACCCACGCAGCTTCCTGAGATCCTCCACTTCGACGTTTTGAGCACCAGCCTGAAAGCGTTTACGCGCTTCGAGCAATTGTTGCTGCTCATCGACACCGAGCATTCCGAAACGCTCCTGAGCAGACATAGCAGCGTCCTGAGCTACTTTGATTTGTTGCTCCTTCGTTTGCAGTTCTTGCTTGGCAACAGCAAGTGTTTGCTGTGCAGATCGGATTTGCTCCGACGATATTTCTCTTTCAATTTGCAAACGTTGATTGCTCCACTGAATGATTTGCTTAGCTTTTTGCTCAGCGTTCAGTGCTCCATTACTTTCAACGTCGGTGATCTGTTTGATAACTTCAGACCTACGATCTTCGATTTTCATTGCAGACATTCGATGCAAAAGCGATTCTCTTTCAGCCTGTGCTTTCGCTTGTGCAGATTCGGCTTGCTTTTTGTTGAGATCTTCAATTTTGCGCTCATCGACTAAATTTCGTTCTCTAGTAAGCTCGCTCCATTTTGCAAATTCTTTCAATCGCTTATTGGAAGCATCTCGCTCCTTTCCAGGAGACATCCCGTCCTCGCCATAGATTTCTTCATAGTATTGAGCTTGCAAGACAAACGGATTAAATGAACTCGTTCCTGCTTTCTCGACGAACCCACCAGGAGTAGCACCTTTGCCGAAATCAAATTTTTGCCATTCTTTGATTAGCTCTTTGAAAGCGTAGAGATCGACAGCAAGACCAGCTATAACAGCACCCGCTGCGGTAAGTATTCCAATTCCTGACATGCCTGCCGTCGACAAGCCTACTGCTCCTAATCCAGCACCGACACCAATCCCAGCACTGGTAGCAGTCGTAGCCAACGCTCCTAACGTCGAACCGCCCACGGCTGCTGCTCCACCAGTTGCGACACTACCGGCAACGGTTGCACCACTTACTGCACCAACCGCAGCAGAAGTAGCTTGTGCAGTTGCCAACGCTTGATGAGCCTCGGCAGTCAGAAGGACTACGCGTCGATAAGCGTCATAGCCTTCTGATGCCTGTCGAATTAAACGAATCGCGCCGGTGAAAACTTGCGTCGTCCCTTGGATCGTCAACAGCGCGTCAGTCAACTTCTTTAAGTCAGTTTCACCGACCAGACCAAGATGCCGAAAACCATTTGCAAATCGCATCAACGCCTCTGAGCCTTCAGAGAACGCAGAAACAATGCGACCTACCGATGCACCGATCTTTTCATTTCTCGATATCGCCGCTGCAGCTATTCGCTCTTCAGCCCCTTGCTGCTTTTTTAGATCATTAAGCTGTTCATCAACTAATGCAGCCTTTTCTCTTTTTTCAGCCTTTCGGAACGCTTCTTTAGTGGAAGATACTTCTTTTTCAATTTCGATCTCTTCATTTTTCAATTTCATGACTAGATCGCGCTGACTCATAGCAGCATCTAAAGATCCTTTTTCCTCAGCGATACGTAGCTTTTCCTCTTCTTCCATCCTCCTGCGAACGATATCGACATAAGCAAGATTTGCATGGATGTAATCAGCACGTTCCTTTTCTGCTGATACGCGACGAATATCGGCCTTTTCAGCTTCTAATTCTTGAATCCTTTCCTTTAGTGTCTTATGGGATTCGACGGTATCTTGAACAACAGAGTCATTCGCTACCGACCATGATTTGACTATGTCAGCAGCCGACATTTTTTCATAATCGACAACCTTCTGAACGCCTTCGTTTATCTGAACAGTTGCCGATTGCTTCGCTGATGCAGCTTTAGCATCACCAGAAAAACCCCATGCCTTAGCGATTTCTGCCGCAGACGATTTTTCATAATCAACTGTCTGCTGAGTCGCAGTAGTAACAGCAGCAGCAGTCGATTGGACGGAAGCAGCAGCCTCGCTTTGAGTTTCAGCGATCGCAGTCGCCGATTGGTTCATTGCCTCTTTGACGGCGCTTACAACCTTCTCTCGAGCTTGCTCCACCGTTTTTGAAAAATCTTCAACGGTGGCTTTTGCCTGCGGATCGACATTTGCTTTGAGGGTGAATACCACCCCGCGTTCTGCATTATCAGCCACGGATCATCGCTCCTAGAATCAGGCTTTCCATCGTGTTTTTATTCACCCGTTCTTCGACCTCACGCAGCAAACCAAAGGTTTCAGTGAGCCACCAATCGTTTCGTTCTGCCTCGTTAAGACAAGCCCCACCAGTCGCTCGAGCCGCTAAATACAAACTGATCACAGTATCCTGGTTTTTATTCAGGTCCGGAGATTGATTGTAGTGACCTTTCGCGCACCCAATGGAAGCATCACACGGTACCTTTGTTACCCTCGGAGCGTATCCTGTTCCATCCCTAGCCTTGATCGGTTGGCCAGTTTCTTCGTCGAACATTATGCGCCGGCATACATCGCACGATCTAGCAGCCAATGCAGGATTGACCAATCGCAGCGAAAATGCCGTTACTATTTTTTTTGCTCACCCTCAGCAGAACCCGTCTCCCCAGGCTCAAGAAACTCCGCTGGGATTTCAGCCGATGGATCGGACTGCAGGATGATGAAATAGAACTTTAAAAGCAATGGGTGACTGAGCATTCCTACGTGTTTGGAATCACACGGAGCGTCGAGTTTCCAGGTATCGATCCAAGTCGAAACGAATGATCGCATCGAATTGATAAGTTTCTCAGGATCACCAGAGCATGAACCAAATTCCTTGTGCTGTCGCTCTACAGCGACCGGATCCGGTTTTCGGTACCGAAAAAACACAGCAGGATAAAGCCCGATCTTTTCATTGATGTAGGCTGGGCATGCGACACCTGCACGAACAAATGCATCTTTCCAAGTCATAGAAACCTCAAAAAAACAGGGGGATCGGAAGTCCCCCTGAGTATAACCTTGGAAACGTTGCCACGCTATGACTTGACGATATGCAACTGATTATCAGCCTGATTCGTCGTGACATTCGTTTTTCGCATCGCTTCAAAAGTCAGAGATTGGTTGATCCGACCACGGCTAGGGACAGTCGGTCCACCTGCCATGTACTTCAGATTTCCAAAGTTGAACGTGTAGGTGGTCGTACCATCGGTCACGGCCAATGATGCCTCAGCACCTGCCAACGCAGCGTCATAGAGCGCGAGCGTGTCAGAACGAAACGCAGTCTGGACGGTAAGTTGGACGATCAAATCCTGGGATTCGAAACGGGTTGGCGTCAAAGAATTTTCGTATTGGTTCTGATCCAATGCATTGTCAATCGATAGCCGGAACGATTGCATTTTGTATGCGGTAGAATTGTAGTTTAGAGTGCAGTCGGCAAACAGGAACGCGGTACCGCAATCCGGGATCGGACTCGTCGGATAGGTTGATCCATAGACCTCTTCAAGCTCTCCAACACACGCTACGTTCCAATTCAAGTACTGAGACTCTTGGCCAGAAATCTCCAACGAATTGATTCGCAGATTGTTGTACTGATAGATCGCAGCGACCTTATCAACCAAGGCATCCCAATGAGCAATGGTCTCCCCAGGGATCCACGGACTAGCACCAGTCGTCCCGATCGCTCTTGGTAGAAACCAGTCAATTTCCGCAACGCTAAAATTTCCTGAAATGTTTCCGCCCGACTTGTCAGTCAACGTCCTAGATCGACAGCTAGCCCTCTGACGCGTTCCGCGATGTCCTTGGTGCATTCCATTGGTGCGTTGACCAACGAGCGAGCATTCGTTGAATGCGACCCCTATACCGCTTGCCCAGGTCGTGGTGTCCGAAACGATGAGTTTACTGGCTGTGGCTTGCGACATTTGATTCTCCGAGGATTAAGATTTTAGATGATCTTATCGAAACGATGCTCACTCAAAGCGACCATAGTAAGGAACGCGATCTGGACCACGGTAATGCAGCACACGCTCTCCTGGAGTCGGATGCCGATCACCGGCCAAAACTTCGACCGCGTCGATCTGGAAGCACGCTCGATGGATTGCAATGGCATCTGCCTCGGTGTCGCAGACAGCCATCCTGCCATCAACGATGAACACCCCATCAATGGTCGCCTTGGTTTCAGAAACCGATTCCACAATGGCCTCGGTGCTCGAAACAACATCCACTGATGCCGATGGATTTTCTGGCAACGTTGCCAAGACGCTTTGCGTTTCTTCTGGTTTTTTCCTGCTCATAACAACCTCGAATCTAAACGGTCCATGGTACAACGAATTGCAACAATAACAGAACTCGCATCGTACCCGCCTTCGAAAGCAGGGTCCACGAATGGTGTCGCAAATTTTAACTCGATAGCTTGGATTTTAGTGGTTGGAAACTTCCCTGACGCAGTCGCCGCATTCAATGCTGCCTGGGCAGTTGTGCGAATCGAATTAGGCATCTGAGCGTGAGATTTATTGGCGAAAATATTCTCGACCCTTTCAATAGCACCAAGGTGCGATTCCATGCCGGAAGTCAGATCAGCATCCGATGGATCCGAGATCACGATGAGAAATCGAAACAACCTTTCGTCCTGGCTGTTTTCACCGGGTGCCTCTTCGGTTTGAAGTGGGCAGACGCATCCACCTGCGACCCATGTGCGACCACGTTTATAGGGTTTCTTTCGAAGTACGAACGCACGCGACGTCAGATCAGAATCCGCATTCAACGTCGTGACGATCGCGTCACCGAGGATTTTTAGTCTTGAACCAAGCATCTCCAACCCACAAATCTTTAGAGTCTAACGGGTGCCACAATACCTGTCTTAATTCTACACGTTTCCGCAAAACTTCAACCTTCTCGGGACTGCCAATCGGTGCACTTGTCGGTACAGGCATCTCAGACGCTTCCTGTTCCGAATAATCGAGATTCGACTTCGTCAACGAATCGTTCGTGCAGTCGATCGACATAAGAACCCTCTAGCCACAAAAATGGTCTGGCTGGAATTGGATGTGGACCACTAGTCCCAAATTGCTGATATGGAGCATAAAATAACGACGTTCCAATTATTGCTTCGTTCTTCATGATATCCTCGATCCGTCCTTCGACGCCGGACTGCGTCACGGATCGCTTCATCACGCCAGTGAGAATCAACAATGGGTGAGGACCATGGATCGCGATGGTCATCGGAGAATGCGGTGGCCACTGACCATAGGGTGCTCGAGTTTGATCAAAGTTGGATTCGAACCCTTGATGCAACGTTTCAAGCATTGACGTAAAGACTGGAGCAAAGTCAAACGCTTCAAGCTGCGAAATTGTAGCCTGCATCAAGTCAACGAATCGTTCGACATCAACATCGCTCATTCTTCCTTGGTGGTCTTGCGAACCACGCATCTCCACTGAGAAAAATCAACGTTCCGTTTGATCGACTTGATGATCCAGTCGGTGTCGAATGCAGACAGGATATCACCGATCTTTGGTTTGATGATCTGATTGGTCGTGTCAACGAGCGTTTCAGCCCACACGACAAACGTCATATCTTCCGGTTCCCATCCGAACGTTGCAGCAGCGATCGCGATCTCCCTCTCAGTCATTGCGGAACGCTTGCCCTTAACAACGTTGCCAGAAACAACCTGCAAAGTATACCGCTGAGGACCAAAGCTGAACGTCAAACTTTCTATCCCATCTAGGTACACCCAATCGTCCTCGTAATCGACCGAAAGCAAATTCGGTACGGATCCAGAACCGGGTGTCCCCCCACCTGAGCAATTGAAAAATTCGCAGAACGTCGTGACAATCGCCATCGCTACACCTTCGTGATCGTTACGTCGATTTGATTAGCCGGACTCGTCCAACGCTGAATGTCACCGTACTTAAACAGGTTAACTGTGATCTTCGTCACAGCCGATGCAGCGATAGCATCCCCGTCGATCGCGTCTGTAGCGATTGCAGCAGCATTGATCCAGTTAACAGGAGCGTTCGTCCCAAGCGTCGTTAACCAGTCACCCTTACCGTTCAATGCGCCGGATGCGATCGAACCCGCATCGATTGCACCGTCAGCAAGCACTCGCGCCGAGAGAGCACCGGTTTGAAAAGCATCCTCCGGGATTGAATTAGGCTCGGCATCGTGAAGCACCGCAGCAACGTCACCGCCTGCTGTAACGCTTATTTCCCTGGTGTTATTATTTGATATGAGGATGCGATCGCCCATCGACCCGTCTACATAAGTGACCGTACTCGAAGCATTCCAAACTGCATCGCGGTTTTGATTCGCGGTAGGAATATCCGAAACCGCCGCCGGGTTTGCTGGCAAGTTGTCGGTCTTCGCTTTGATCGCCAGCAAGGTCGTGATCGTTTCGTAATCAACTACCGAGCCAATCCATTCGACGTATCGAGCCTCACCCGATACCGTCCCCGATATGGTGATCCGAAGGTTCTCCGCAGGGTGAGTACTTGCCACCGAATAGGTGAACGTGTAGCGACCCGTTGATGGATTCGATACCGCAGACAGATTCGCTGATCGACTCGTTCCGGCTGCGTTTGCGGCTGCAATCGTTGGCGATGCGTCGAGCGCAACCAGCTTGTCTTCATCGTCCCGAACCACCACTGTAAACGCATAGGTCGTCGTCCCCGAATCTGGAATCTCCATAAGTGGAGTCCCGTAGACGTTCATCTTTGCAGATAGATTGTTTAGGTTTTGAATCGCAGTCAGTACAGAATTAACAGTCGCCTCTTTTGCTAATACCGAGGATGCCTCGATCTGCACTAAGGTAGGACGATTCGTGAGAGTTGCTTCTTTGGCAACAGTCGAATCCTTAGCCACCGTCGAATCATTTGCAACACTAGCAGGGAAGCTAACTGCTGCTGATGCACTTGTAGCTTGCCCTGCAATTTGAGTCATGTTTGCAGATACGGCATCTGTAATCGATTTGATTGAAGTGTTCGTTAATGCTACGTTTGCTGATGTATTAGCAATTTTGGAATGGTCTGTTCCAGCATGTCCAAAGGAACCAGAAGCAGTAAAAACTACTTGCATTGATCGAGAATAGCATCCAGTTTTGTAAAGCACTATTCTAAGTGAATTGCAATCAGTCTCGGCTTGACTTGGTGTGTAGCTCCATTCCCCTTGTTCGACTGTAGGTGTGTTGGCTCCTGCAACAAAAGCACCACTGTCTTTTGATACTGATACCGAAACACCTGTTGTTTGAACTGCACCGTCACTTATCTGGGTGATGGTTCCAACTAGAATCGGCAATGGTGTTGCATTGTTGCGTGGATACATTTATCGGATTCCTCCACCGATCATTAGTTGTCGATTTCTATTCCAGTAGTGCTTAAACACTTGAGCCAAATAACTCCGTCGTCTCGGCGGCTGATAATTAAACATGCCACCAGGCCCAGCTTGATAAGCGGAAAGTATTTGCCCGGGTGTTGCTGTGTAAGGAAGAACCCACGCCTCCAAGATTCTCCCATTGAAATTGTTGTTGTTCGGCGCACCGCTAATTGTGCCAAAAGTCATTCCAGTATTTTGCGTGTTAATGGCTGTCGCTGTGCCAAACGCCTGATAATTCACACCTTCTAATCCGTCCAAGTAAATCTTGCAAGCATCAGTTAGTGTCGAGGTCAATCCGCTGAGCGTTGCGACTAAAAATCGAAATTCGGAATTACGAGTGTAATCGACTTGATAGCCAAATCCTGAAATCTCCACACCCATCGAACTTGCCAATTGCGGCCATAAAGCAAATCTTTGCCCACTCCCTGCGTTTCCACCGTAGGCCATGATTTCTTGGGAGGCTCCCGAGGTGTGAATAAACCAACATGCCATTGTCCTAGCAGAAAACCCGAGCGGAAAAACAGAGCGAGTATTTTGCGGGATTGCCCATGTTGCACCCGTAAAATTTACAGAGGTTCCTCGATTGGTTCCAACCCAGGCCGTGTTGACGTTACTGTAATTCGTTAGCGTCGCATGATCGTTGTTGTTGAGGCTAGAATCCAATAGCGCAGACCCATTCGAGCCAGTAAGAACAGGACTCCATAAACCGACATTCCGATCTGCCCAATCGTATTCGCGTTTTGCCCAGAGTTTCATTAGGTGATCGTCTCTCCATTATCGATGATGGCTTCGATGCAAAACACTTCATCCAGACCACTGTAATTCACTGGACGGATTTCATAAACGTCACCACCTGGAAGATAGACTTGTCTAACGTCTGCTAAGTTGCTGATCGTATCTCCGTTATTTGCATTTATGTGCAGAGGAAATTCAAGTGTGAATGTCAGATTTGATGTTCCACCGATGAGTGCTATTCTGTTCCATTGAATTCTGGCTCCCGTTGATTCACTAAAACAAACAACGTCACCCACAGCAAAGCCAGTATTAGCTGTTACCGTCACTGTGTTTGTTCCACTGTTGCTTTGTGCTGTCAATGTCGTTGCCGCACCTGCGGTTGTTGGGCCTTGGTTCACAACATCAAAAACAGTTGACGGTACGACAACCGTACTGTTGTCCGTTCGGCGAATAGCGACGTAACCTGCTCTTGTGGGAGTGGTGTTTGCTCTACGTCCAATGAAAACCAGTAAGGTAGCTCCAACTTTTGTAGTCAGGTCTAATGTTGATCGGGTTCCAAGATTTTGATTGGTGACGATTGCAGGAGCAAAGATCTGCGTAAACGTCGGTGCTGTTTTGGTGACTACTGCCATTAGATCGATACCTTTCCGGCTAGTTGTTCAATGTCGAGTCCGGTGATCGTGTCGGGTTGCTCACCGGCTACAAAGATCGGTGCTGCTTGTTCTAGTGTGAGTCCGATACCACCCTGTTCTTCTGGGGCGATAAGTGTCTGACGGATTGGTGGTAGACTAAAATCAGGCCAACCCGTAGCATCAGCCG